ATTTAGATTCTCTGATGTGATATTTGTTTTGCTGAAGTCATAATCTAATGACATGATTTTCTCCTTTTGTTTGTTGTTGTTAGTTTAAATTTGTAAGACGTTCGTAAACACTTGACTCTGTATAACCATCTTTAACTGAGTATGCAGTCGCTACGTAACACTTGTCTTCGTAGTCATACCAAATGTTGATGTCATAACCCATGTGGGCAGTCCACCAATCATCACCTAACTCATTGCCATCAACAGTGTTGAATTGTTCTATAGCAAATTCAGTTAATAGATGACGCTCCTTTACGGTGAGCATTCTTCTTCCACTCATATTGCTCTCCAGTTTAGATCTTCCCAAATACGGGTTTTAACTACACGAATGGTTTGTTCAATGCCAAAGATCTCCCAACGTAAAGTCTTAGGGATATCGTTGTTGCCATCGACACGAGAGATGGCAATGATCTGATTCCATAGATCACCTTCACGCTCCCAAGGGTTGAGTGCCTCAAGGCGCTTCAACTCTTTGTGCCTCTCTTTCAGGCTTGCTAATACTTCTTTTGGATCTACCATGTCTGTTCCTTTCATGTTGTGTTGTGTTGGGTGAGTGTAAGGTGAGCGCACATGAGTGCGCCCACCCGACACGAATTAATACAGGTGTATTAAATCTCAGGAGACAGTCTCAACGTCCCAATCGGGATCATCAATGCTCACGTCAATATTGGTGACATCATCAGTGTCATCAGTGTCAATGTAATCAAGATCACCGTTGTCAGCAGCGTCACTGATGCGTGAATTGAACAGATCGTACAACTCGTCCTTATCGTACGACTTAGGAACACGAGCCGTGATAGTTACACGCTGAGTAGTGACGACATCAAACTTGAGTGTGCGCTCTTCGTAGAACGGACGCTGAAGAGTGTTGTCGTTGAACAACTGTTCAAGCATTCGCCACATGTCTGAATCTTCGGTCAGATAATCACGATCAACTAACTTGTCAATGAACATCTGAAACGAATCAACGAGTTCTGAGTGTTGACGATACGCCTCAGACAAACGCTCACGCTGGAAAGTGTTGGCTTGACTCAAACGAACATTGTCGGCAAGACGTTCGTTGTATTCATCAGTCTTGTTCATGATGTCAGTCAGACCGATTGGTTCGGCTTGCACTTCACTGAACTGATCATCGTAACGTGCTGACTTGTAGCCATTGACGACATAAGCCGCTAACTGATAATCATGAATGCGTGAGTCATGAATGATCTCGATAAGTGTCGTGGTCTTTTCCATTTTGGTTTCTCCTTGTGTTGTTGGTTGATTGAAAACTGTTACCTCATTGCTGTGTTCTAAATTCATTTCACTTTCCTTTCTTGTTTGTGGATGGATATACATTCTGCACTAGCAGATTCTTACGAGAGAGCGCATAGCCCTTCGCATACAGATCAACGAAGACCGAACGAGGATCGTTAAAGCGATCATCAGTGAGGTCACCGTCAATTACACGGTAGGCATCAACACCTAACGTGAGTTCTTTCATAACAGGTTCACCTTTCTTGCGATTGGTGACGACAGCAACACTGCCACCTGCACACAAGAACGCATCCATCAGATCAAGATGCTTACTCGTCTTCTCATTGAACGAATAGATAAGACGATAATTCTTTTGTATCTGATGACCATTCTCAACGAAGCGTTGCATCATCATTGGATCTTTCGTGTAGTCATAAGCCTGCACAGTGAGATCACCGAACAATTTCTGTGACACTGCCCACCAAGGCAGATCGCTATTGACATTCAAGCGCATCGACATGAGTCCGTATTTCTCTGTCGCTTGCATGATCTCGTAACGCAACACAAGCATGAACGAGATAGGCATTGCAGCAAAGCAGTACGTACGCCAGTCACGTGCTGCTTGCACCTTATTGAATGCACCCTTGCCATGCTTAAGAACACACACCTTGATGCATGAACCTGCATTCTCACAAGTGTCGTACGTGACACCATCAACGACAGTGCTACGAGCACTGTTCATCGTGAGTGTGATCGTAGGCAAAGCATTCTTGGCGATCTTGAGATTGCCTTTGTCAGTTGACGTGAGTTTGCTAGGCGTGTTCTGCAGACCAAACAAAGGCTTGAACTTTGCGAACTCTGCATACACATCCTTGTTGTGCTCCTTCCAATCTTGGTCAGACCACTTACGTGTATGCGACATCCACATATGGAATTCGTCGACACGCTGTAAAAGCGTGTCGGCAAGGTTGATGATTTTCATTTCGTTTCCTTTCGGGTTGGTTTTAATATAGGTGTATTAATTAAGCAAGAAGAAAAACTTCCTGCCCATTCTCTTCAGTGATCGTGAACTGTGCGCCGACAGTCAAACTGTTCAGACGCTCAACAATATCTTGCGCAACATCCCACGCAATCTGCATCGCAATACCAAAGTCGTCAGACGCTTTGTCAAACTTGTTCGCCATCGCACGAAACACCGATGGACGCTGATCAATGTCGATGCCGAAATAATCTGCGCATTCTTCAATGAACAGATCAAGATCGTCAACGCTGACCTTATTAGGGACAGCGTTCTTACCGTTAACGAATACATTCATTTCATTCTCCTTCTGTGATGTGTGTGAGTGTGATAACAGGACGAGGCTTAACAGGCAAACCTGCCTTAGCACGCAACGTATTCAAACGAATACGACGCTCCTCTGATTCTATTTCAGACTTGATACGTGCATCATTCAACACTGCACGAACACGCTGAAGACTAGCCATAACGTCATCAAGTTCTTGCTCCCTCTGCTGAAGGAACTCAACTAATTGATACTTATCCATTTTAATTTCCTTTCGGTTGCGCCTGTCTCATCAGTAGCAGTAGGCGATCTCTGCTAGTCGCCTCACGGCGATTCGACAATGAATTTAATACAAGTTGTATTAATTTCACTTAACAGCGTTCTTGATCTTCTTCTGCATCTCTGCAGGAAGAGCCTTGAACTCTGCGGTCATGAACAATGCATTCACATTGGTCTTCTTAGGTGCAGGCTTAACAGTGCGAGTACCAACCTTGGCGTAAGTGTCCTTAATGTTCTTGACACTTGAAAAGTCAGTGACCTTGTGACCTAACAAGATTGCTTTAACACAAGCATTGACCTGCTGTTGAATGGTTGCTTGCGAGAAGAATTGACCTTTATTCTTGTTGCGATTCGCATACGAAATTGCATGAGCAACACGTGCATAATCCATCACGTTAGGCGTGCCGTTCTTCTTGTGGAAATTCTTGATGCATTCCTGCGCTGCAGACCACCATCCTTGTAGTTCGGTCAACGCTCCCGCATTGATCTTGTTTTCATGGGCTGCAAAATTGCAGGCGGTTGATTGAGTGTTAATGATATTTCTCCTTTGTGATTTAATACAGGGTGTATTAATTTGATGTTGATATGATCCCACCACACATGCAGGCTGAGGCTTGCAGATGGTGGCGCACCATGCATGGTTGCTTGGTACACCTATGGTTTCACGGGAATTCCGCAATAGTGCTGTTTCTATTGGTCGGCTCTATTGTGCCTGTATTGTCACATGTGAAGGGTGGGGCATGGGTGGGTGTACGGTAGCGATCTAATAGGAGTCCCTTGGGGCGTAGCCAAATCGTGATGGTTGTATATGTTGGGGTGACGATGGTCACTAAGGGCTGTTTAGGGTGTCCTTGGACTCTGTCGTCGCAGATGGGGATATGTTTTAGGGTATTTTTCGGGCTGGCATGTGCTCACAGAAGTAGGTGACGCAGTTCTTTAGAACTGCTGTCCCTGCGCTGTAGTTACCTGTGGCTAGTTCGTAGGTGCAAGCGACCCAGTAATACTGTTCGTTCTCTGCGACAAGGTAGCCAACTGCTGATAGGACACAGGGTTCGTGTTTGGCATCGGGTTCGTGCCAGTTGTCTCCCATGCTGTAGTGGTCTTCCCAAAAGATTTCGACTAGGGGTGGTATTTTGGGGGTTTTCTTCTTCACCATTTGACCTTGTCTGCCCAGTACGCTGCACTCATTTTGCCTTTGCTGATGTTGCTGGCGTGTCGTGCTTTAAATGATTCTCTACGAGCCTTGTATGAGGCAGATTCTCCTGTTTTTTTGGGTGAGCCACTGACACCTTGTTGACCAAACCTGATTAACTTGACAGTGCTACCTTCTTTTGCAAGGACAGCGTGTGACTTCTTGGGGTGTGACGGGGTACGTTTCGGTTTGTTGTACCCTGCAAAGGTTTCAGATCCACGTTTAATGCTCATGACTTACCTTGTCGTCGCTCCATCTTCTTTTTGGCTGGGGTCTCTTTGCCTTCGTGGCGCTTCTTTGCTGCAGGCGAAGCGTATTCTATCTTCATCCCTGATTTGGCTGCTGCCTTTTTGGCTGCAGCCTTACCCTTAGCGGTATAGGCAAAGTGTTTGTTTCCTACTTGTGGCATTATTGCTCCTGTCGTCGCACGAGGACTAGTTATAGATCAACGAGTGCGTCCCTGCGGTAGCACTCGTTGATAACTGTAAGCCCCTAACCTAAACGTTACCCGTTACACTACCCAACGGTAACATAGCAACAGGTAACGAAGTTGCCTGTATTTTGATGAGTATTGAAGAAAACGTGCTGGACGCTCGCCAAGAGTCGTATATCGGCTGGCTGTGTACACCCCCGTCCGAGCGTGTCCCTGCGTCTAAAGAGAAGTACGCCGAATCTGTAGGCGTGAACATTTCTACGCTACGACGATGGGAAAAGAAGGACGTTTTCCGCAAGATGTGGCAATCCAAGGTTGATGACGTTCAAGGCTCTCCTGAGCGATCTCAGAGGCTTTTAGACACGCTTTACGAGCGTGCTCTAGGCGGCGACATCAAGGCAGCACAATTGTATTTACAAGCCACCAATCGGATGACTCCACCTACATTGACTGTAAAGTCCGAGAAAGGTACTGCCGAGTTATCTGACAAGGAACTGGATGATCTTATTGCTGCTGTGGCTTCTCGTGAGCAGGAGTCACGTAAACTTCGTGTTGTATGAGCAAGTTAGTTGAATGCCCTGTTTGTGGTGAAGAGTATCCACCTGTGGCATGTAGATGGAAGTGTCCATCGTGCGGTCAGTTTGAAGAACCTGAACCCCCTAAGATGAGGAAAAATGGATCTGAGTGAACTTCTCAATGAGAAGGAATGGCGTAAGTGCAAAGGACCAGACGATGCTTCAATTGATGAGTTAGTTGAGGCGTTTGAATACTTCTGTAATAACTATTGGCACATTAAACATCCTGAGCGTGGACGTATTGTTTTCGATATGCGTGAAGCGCAGATCGAAACCATTCGTGCTTGGCTGTCCAACCGCTATAGCGTGGTGTTAAAGGCACGACAGATTGGTTTCTCTACGTTGGCTGCAGCGTATGCGTTTTGGTTGACGTTCTTTTGGTCTGACAGGTTTGTGGTCATGTTGTCTCGTACTGAACGAGAGGCAGCCAAGTTGCTACAGAAGTCTAAGTACGGTTTTAAGTTCATTCCTTTGTGGATGAAGGAACGTGGTCCTGATATCACGTCTGATAATCAGTTGAAGATGACGTTCTCTAATGAGTCTGCGATTGAATCATTACCTTCGGGTAATGATCCTGCTCGTGGTGAGTCTGTGTATCTTGTTATTGTTGACGAGATGGCGTTCTTGCCTAACTCTGAAGAAGCGTGGGCTTCTATTGAGCCAATTGCTGACGTTGGTGGTCGTGTTATCTGTCTATCTACGGCTAATGGTTCAGGAAACTTTTTTCATCAGATGTGGGTGGGTTCGCAAACTAAAGCAAACCTGTTTAAAGGTATCTTTTGGCCTTGGTCTGCTGGTGACCGTGACGACAACTGGTACGAATCTAAATCTAAAACAATGCCTTCATGGCAGTTGCATCAGGAATATCCTCGCACACCTGAGGAAGCGTTTATTAAGTCGGGTAACCCTGTTTTCGATATTGATCGCTTGCTGGAGT